ATGTAATAAAACGAAATCCCAACCAGCCCTAGCCTGATTGGGAGTTTCTAACCAAATATTAATGGAGGTAATAAGTGGCTGTATTAAATTCTAAAGAAATTTGCAAACATTGTAAATTCTTTTCTTTTGGCGATGTATTAGGAAACTGCCATCGCTATCCTCAAGCATTAAATAAACACGAAAACAATTGGTGCGGTGAATACATCGAAGATCAATCACGCATAACCATTGAATTTGTTAAACATGAGATCAAACTTGATATGAAATCAGATCAAGAACCTAAAGCTAAAGGCAAAAAGAAATGATTAGACCCTTTGCAGACAAGATTTTAGTAAAACCATTAGAGCGTGAAGATAAATCAGCAATCCCTGGCTTTGTTTACGCTGAAGAATACAATACAGGTGTTGTGGTTGCAGTTGGCCCTGGTAAAAAGATTAAAGAAGGTAAATATGATATTATGCCTGTATCTGTAGGTGACAAAATTCGTTTTGGCGTTATGGGTAAAGACGAATATCTTAAATTTCAACCTGTCATGCACAATAATGAGAAACATCTTCTTATGTCATGGCAAGATGTATGTTTTATTGAAGAATAAAATGGAAGATTGGTTACCTAGCAAGCCAAATTTTGAACAATTTAATAAAGTTCATTTTAGTAGCAAAACAGATTTATGGTCAACGCCACAAGCATTTTTTGATAAATATGATGATATTTATGGATTTACTTTGGATGTATGTGCCACAAAAGAAAACGCTAAATGTTCAAGTTATTTTATTAAAGAACAAGATGGATTAAATCAAGAATGGTTTGGTGTATGTTGGATGAATCCTCCTTATGGTAGAGGAATTAAGGATTGGGTCAAAAAAGCCTATGAATCTAGTTTAAATGGCGTAACTGTAGTATGTTTATTGCCAGCTAGAACAGATACATCATGGTGGCATGATTATTGTATGAAAGGCACAATAGAATTTATAAGAGGAAGGTTAAAGTTTGGTGATAGTAAAAACCCAGCTCCATTTCCTTCTGCAATAGTAATTTTTAATTAAAAGGGAGTAAAATAATGCCACTCAAGAAATCAACAAGCCCTAAAGCGTTCAAAGAGAACATTAAGGCAGAGATTAAAGCAGGAAAACCTATTAAGCAATCAGTCGCTATTGCTTATGCAGTAAAACGTGAAGCATCTAAAAGTAAGAAAAAGTAATAGTTATTTAAATAATTAAATCAAAAAAAGTGATATATATTACACATTTTAACCAAGGAGCAAATCATGGCCATTAAGTTGGAACTTGAAATCAAAGAAGCAGAATTAGTATTAGCAGGTGTTTATAAACTTCCTATGGAAATTGCAGAACCTTTAGTAGCTAAAATCAAAGGTCAAGCATTACCACAAGTGCAAGAACAATCTACTCCTGTAGAAGTTACTCCAGCAGAACTATTGCCTGAAGAACCATCAGTATAAAAATGACTGACGAAGTAATACCTGAAGTCAAAGAGGAAGAAAAGCATCCAGGAGGAAGGCCAACTAGTTATGACCCTTCCTTTTGTGACAAAGTTCGAGAGTTAGGCAAGATTGGCAAGTCATTAGAACAAATGGCTATGCAACTTGATGTTTCTTATAGAACTTTATGCAATTGGCGTGATACTCACCAGGAGTTTTTTCATGCCTTAAGCGATGCTCATGCTTTTGCACAAGCTTGGTGGGAAAATCAAGCTCAAACTTACATGATTGAGCAAAAAGATGCACCGAGATTGAATTCAGGATTATGGTCACGATCCATGGCCGCACGATTCCCTAAAAACTATTCTGAACGAGTAAAGCAAGAGATTACTGGAGCTAATGGAACGCCATTAACCGCAATCGAGGTAATATTCAAGAACCCTGATGGATCAGAAGCAACTTAACGAAGCCATTGCCAAAGTTGAGTTTCCTACAAAAATGGGAAGCTTATTCAAAAAGGCTCGTTATAAAGTCTATTATGGCGGTAGAGGTGCAGGCAAATCTCACAGCATAGCTAAAGCATTGCTTGTCAAAGGTGTTAGAAAACCAATAAGAGTATTGTGTGCGCGTGAATACATGACATCTATCAAAGATTCTGTTCACAAGTTGCTATCAGATCAAATTGAATTAATCGGTTTACAATCATTTTACGAAGTAACACAAAACTCTATTAAAGGTCAAAATGGCACAGAGTTTGCTTTTGTTGGCTTAAAAAACAATATTGCTAATGTAAAGTCTTTTGAAGGTATTGATATTTGTTGGGTAGAAGAAGCCCAAACTGTATCAAAAACGAGCTGGAATGTATTAATACCGACTATTCGTAAAGAAGAATCAGAAATATGGATTTCATTTAATCCTGAATTAGAAGCAGACGAAACATATCAAAGGTTTGTAGTAAGCCCTCCTGACAATTCAATAGTTCAACGCATTAATTGGTCAGATAACTTATGGTTTCCTGAAACATTACGATTAGAAAAAGATGCGTTAAAGAATCGTGACCCATCTTCTTACAATAATGTATGGGAAGGTTTATGCAGACTTACGGTTGATGGCGCTATCTTTGCTAATGAAATGAATATGGCAGAGCTACAAGGTAGGATTACAACAGTGCCTTACGATGCCACCAAACCTGTTCACGCAGTCTTTGACTTGGGATGGGCAGATCATACAGCTATATGGTTTGTGCAATTTATAGGCATGGAAACAAGATTGATTAGATATTTGCAGGATACGCAAAAAACTATCAGTCATTACTTGGCTGAAATGCAAAAGTTTGGGTATATATATGAAACATTACATTTACCACATGATGCAGAAAGCAAAAACATTGCGTCTAATGGTCGGTCAATAGATGACATAGTAAGAGCAGCAGGTTATAAAACTAATATATTGCCTAGAGTTCCTGTGGTTGATTCTATAAATGCTGCAAGAACCATATTTAGTTCTTGTTATTTTGATAGAGAAAATTGCGCAGATGGGTTACAATGCTTGCGTCATTACCGATATGAAGTTGACCCTGATTCAGGTCAATTTAGCAGAACGCCACTCCATGATGTTTATTCACATGGAGCTGACGCATTTAGATATATTGGATTAATGATTCAAGATAAAAAAGAACGTAAAACTCAAAAACAAACTTACACTCCTGGCGTAAGCTGGATGGGATAGAACATGGCACGAATGAAAAAAACTCAAGTTGTTGATAATGACCCAAGAATCCAAGACGCGATTCAATTCTTACAGTTTGCTAATGAAGCAGACCAAATGAATAGAAGTGAAGCGTTAGAGGATTTAAAGTTTGCAGCAGGTGACCAATGGCCTGTGAAATACAAAATTCAAGAGTTTTAGAAGCAAGACCATGTTTAACAGTCAATAAAGTTGATGCGTATTGCCGTCAACTCACTAACCAAATGCGTCAACAACGCCCTCGCATGAAAGCGCATGGCATGAATAATGAATCAGACGCAAAGATGGCCGAGATCATTACAGGTATTTTCCGTCACATTGAAGTTCAATCAGATGCAGACCAAGCTTATGATAAAGCTGGTGANTTTGCAGTAAGAATGGGTTGGGGATATTGGCGNGTAACTACAGACTATGTTCGNGACGATTCATTCGATCAAGAAATCTACATTAAAGCTATTGATAATCCATTTACAGTTTACTTTGACCCTAATTCAGTTGCACCTGACGGATCAGACGCAGANAAAGTATTAATCACCACAGTTATATCTAAAGAAAACTTCAAGAAAATGTATCCTAATGCCGAAGTGGATCAAGGATTCACAATGCGTGGCACAGGTGACACTAATCCTGAATGGGTTATGAAAGAGGATATTAGACTCGCTGAATACTTCTACACAGAACGCAAACCAATTAAATTGCATTTACTATCAGATGGGACAACAGTTAAGTCATCAGAATTACCTGTTCAAGAAGTTTTAGACGCAGCAGGCATTACAATCGTTGAAACTCGTGATTCATACGAGAAAAAGATTAGATGGTGTAAATTAACTTCTATGGAAGTATTGGAAGAAGGTGAATGGGCAGGTAAATACATTCCTATTATTCCTGTTTATGGTCAAGAAACCGTAATTGAGAATAAGAAAAAGAAATTTGGTATTGTAAGAATGGCCAAAGACCCACAAAGAATGTATAACTTTTGGCAAACTTCATTAACCGAGTCAGTTGCATTAGCACCTAAAGCTAAATGGTTGTTAGCTGAAGGTCAAGATGAAGGCCATGAGAATGAATGGGCTATGGCTAACATTAAATCTATGCCTGTTTTACGCTATAAACAAACAGATATTGATGGTAAACCTGCACCTGCACCACAAAGATTACAACCTGAACCACCACCAGCAGGCATTATGGCGGCTGCTCAATCAATGACCACAGACTTAATGCAAGTTGTAGGTATATTTGATCCAGCTCAATTACCTCAAGGCAATATTTCAGGCAAAGCCCTACAAGGTCAGCAACAACAAGTTGATTTAACCAATTTTCACTACTATGACAATTTAACTCGTTCAATCCGTCAAACAGGTCGCGTCATTCTAGACTTAATTCCAAAGATTTATGATAGACAAAGAGTTATGCGTATCATTGGTGACGATGGCAAACCTGAAATCTTAACTATTAACGAATACGGACAAGACGAAGAAGGCATTACAAAGATTCTTAATGATGTCACAGTAGGCGAATATGATGTAGTTATGGATACAGGCCCAGGCTACAACTCTAAACGTCAAGAAGCTGTTGACGCTATGATGCAATTATTTGCNGCAGACCCAGCTTTAATCCAACAAGCAGGCGATTTANTNGTAAGAAACATGGATTTCCCAGGTGCAGAAACTATTGCTGACCGATTAGCAGTTAATAACCCATTAGCTAAAGTGGATGACAAATCTAAAGTGCCACCAAGAGTCCAAATGGAATTACAAAAACTACAAGCTCAAAATCAACAAATGCAACAACAAATGCAACAAATGCAAATGTTCATTAAACAACGTCAAGATATTGAGCAAGTTAAACAAGATAACGAAACTAAACGCGAACTTATGCGTGAAACAGGTAAAGCACATAATGTTGAGAAACAATTGGAAGCAAGAGTCCATGATGTCAACACTAAAGCAGTTACTTCACAGAATAAGACTGAAATTGAAGCTATTATGGAATTATTGCTACATCACATGGATACAGCACGTTTAGAACGTGAAATAGCTATGCGTAATGTAGAGCAACAATCTTCAGAATATGCAGCAGAACAATCTATTAAAGACCAATCGATTGCGCAATAAGTAATTTTGTAGTATAAAGCAACAATCTACCAATGGATTCATTGGGTAAAAATCTTGGAGTTATCCATGTCAGAAAGAGAAGCAGGACAAGTATTAACTTCTGAAAATTCAGAAGCGTTTTATGCAAATAAGTTGGGTTTAGCTGAAGAAGCACCTGTTGAGGCTGTAGTTGAAGAAAATCCTACAGAGCCAGCAGAGGAAGCAAACGATCAGAGTGAACAACCAGCCGAAGAAACAAAAGAAACAAAAGCAACAGAAGAAAAGAAACAAAACCCCAAGCTTGAAAAGCGATTTTCAGAGCTAACGAAACAACGTGAAGAAGCGCGTAAAGAAGCGCAACGTGAACGTGAACAACGTGAATCTCTAGAAAATAGGCTTAAAGAGCTAGAAGAAAAGGTATCACCAAAACCTGTAGAGGAAAACGTGAAACCACAGCCTTCACAGTTTAATGACGCGTTTGAATACGCTGAAGCATTAGCTGAATGGAGTGCTGAACAAGCTATTTTGAATAGAGAAAAAGCTGAAGCTGAACGTAAAGAACAAGAACAACGCCAAAGCGTTATTAAATCTTGGAATGATCGTTTAGAAGCTGTTAAGGCGGATTTGCCTGACTATGATGAAATGATTGCCTCTGCATCTGACATTAGTGTTAGCGATGCAATAAGAGATGCAATGTTGGAGTCTGAACAAGGCCCTAGAATTTTATACCATTTAGCAGAAAATCCAGAGCTAGCAGAAAAGTTAAATTCTTTATCAACCGTTAGCGCACTTCGAGAAATTGGGAAGTTGGAAGCAAAATTTGAGGCTAAAGAAACACCAAAAGAAACGCCCAAAGCTGAAGCTGAAACAAAACCTTCTGTAGCACGCAGTAAAGCACCTGCACCCATAACTCCAATTAAAACGAGTTCAGCAGTTGCCGATGTTGGCGTAGGCTCTGATGGTGAATTCCATGGCACTTATCAACAATGGCGAGAGGCTCGAAAAGCTGGAAAATTAAGGTAGCAGGATATTAAACTCTTAAAATAAGGAAATATCATGGCTAATAATTTACTAACCATTAGCAAGATCACTAACGAAGCGTTGATGGTCTTGGAAAATGAATTAACATTTACTTCAGAAGTTGATCGTAACTACGATGACCAATTCGCTGTAGTAGGTGCAAAAATCGGTAACACAGTTAACGTTCGCAGACCAGGTCGTTTCATCGGAACTACTGGCCCAGCACTTAACGTTGAAGATTTCAATGAAACTTCAGTTCCAGTAACATTATCAACACAATTCCACGTTGATACACAATTTACAACACAAGATTTAGCATTATCTTTAGATATGTTTAGTGACCGTGTTCTTAAACCAGCAGTTGCAGCTATCGCCAACAAGATTGACCGCGATGGTTTAGTAATGGCTAAAAACAA